TTTATGATGAATGGTGCTCTTACTATTGGAACACTTGATGGTGCTAACGTAGAGATACGTGAACTTGTAGGAGAAGAAAATTTCTTCTTATTTGGACATGATGAGAGTGGTATTCAGCAACTGTGGAGTGAAGGATATTATCCTCAAAATCATATGAGTAGTGAAGTTTGGGAAGTTATTAACCTTATTAAAGGTGGGCATTTTAGTCAGGGTGATAGAGAAACGTTTGAACCATTAGTAAGTAATTTATTAAATAATGATCCTTTCTGTGTCTTTGCAGATTTTTGTGATTATTGTGATGCTCAGGATAGAGTAAGTAGAGCATGGGTAAATCGTGATGCATGGAATCGTATGTCGGTTATCAACACTGCACGTTCGGGTTTCTTCTCTTCTGATAGATCGATTAGGGATTACTGTACAAAAATTTGGGGTATTCCTCACTGACAATTTTAAGTAGTTTTGGTTAAATAGTAATGTCGCCTTCGGGGACACAATTACACACTCGCTTTTAAAGGAGAACCATGACTAACTTAGCAACATATCACAGTGCCAACCTTCCAGAACTAATGAAGGTGATAAGACAAAATGGCATAGGGATGGATGATTACCTGGATCGATTCTTCAATTCTGATTTCCCACAATCAAACTACCCACCATATAATTTGGTACAATTAAATAATCATGAATCAAAACTCGAAATTGCACTTGCAGGGTTCAAGAAAGATGAAGTCAAAGTCTATACAGAGTTTGGAAAATTATATATTGAAGGCAAGAAAGAAGAATCAGAAGTTGATGGAACGTTTGTCCACAAAGGATTGGCTCAACGTTCCTTCAAACGAGTTTGGACGATCACAGATGATACGGAGATTAGATCCGTCAGCTTTGAAGATGGACTTCTAACTGTGGACTTAGCAAAGATTGTTCCAGATCATCATGCCAGAAAGGATTGGTTCTAAATAGAATCGTTCGAGATGGATCAAACGGGGTTCCTTGACGGAACCCTTTTTTATTGGTATAATTTGTAAAGGAAATGTTTTATCATGTCGATTAAATTAGCGGTACTTAAGTCTGGTGAGCAAGTTATTGCTGATGCTAAAGAATTAGTATCAGAAGAAAAGGTTCGTGGTTATCTATTCACAAGACCACATAAGGTAGTTTCTACTCAACCATTACTTCTTACTGAAGAGCAGAAAGATGATAATAGTTTAGAAGTAACATTATCACCTTGGATTGTATTATCTGCAGATAAAGAAGTTGTTGTTCCCACAGATTGGGTTGTGACTGTTGTTGAACCATTAGAATCAGTAGTAAAAATGTATGAGGAAAAGGTAAATGGATAAGGTAGTTAAATGTGTTTTAATTGACACTGATAATGTTCTTATAACTGAAATTGTTGAGATGGATGCTGAAATAGGTAATCCTAATTGTAAATTGATTAATCCATTACTATTCACTAGTTTGGATGATATGAAACCTTGGAAGTCTGATGTTACAAATCAAACTGAATTTATGATTCGTGCTGAAGATATCTTGACAATTGCAGATCCTACTGGTACAGTTATAGACAAATATATTGAATTAACTTCGTAATGAGATTTTATACTAACGTCCAGATGGTTGGAGACAACTTCTTGGTTCGTGGTGTTGAGAATGGAAAACACTTTGCAACTCGTGAGAAGTTTTATCCAACCCTTTTTGTTCCTTCTAAAAATAGAACGAAATATAAAACATTAGAAGGGGAATATGTTGAATCAATTGAACCTGGTTCTGTTAGGGATTGTCGTGAGTTTATAAAGAGATATGATGGTGTAGAGAACTTTAAAATCTATGGTAATGATAGGTACATCTATCAGTATATTTCGGAGAAGTATCCAGAGGATGAGATAAAGTTTGATGTAAGTAAGATTAAAATAACCACAATTGATATTGAGGTTAAGTCAGAGAATGGATTCCCTGATGTAGAATCTGCTGCGGAAGAGATACTTCTTATTACAATACAGGATTATAATACAAAGAAGATTCGTACATGGGGTTTAGGTACATTTAACAATAAGCAAGAGAATGTAACATACAAATCATTTAGGACAGAATATGAACTATTAAATGATTTTATTAACTGGTGGATGATTGAAGATAATACACCAGAAGTTATTACTGGATGGAATAGTACTTTGTATGATATTCCATATCTTTGTCGTCGTTTAGAGAGGATTCTTGGTGAGAAGTTAATGCGTCGTATGTCACCTTGGGGATTGGTGACTGAAAGAGAGATTTATATTGCTGGACGTAAGAATATTTCTTATGATGTGGGTGGTGTTACTCAGTTAGATTATCTTGATTTATATAAGAAGTTTACTTATAAGGCACAGGAGTCTTATAGGTTGGATTATATTGCTAGTGTAGAACTTGGGCAGAAGAAGTTAGATCACTCTGAGTTTGATACGTTTAAGGATTTTTATACAAAGGGTTGGCAAAAGTTTGTAGAGTATAATATAATCGACGTGGAACTTGTTGACCGTATGGAAGACAAGATGAAACTCATCGAACTTGCCATAGTTATGGCATATGACGCAAAGGCAAATTATGCTGATGTGTTTTCACAAGTTCGTATGTGGGACACCATCATTTATAACTATCTAAAGAAAAAGAACATTGTTATTCCTCCAAAAGAAAGATCCGATAAGGACGCAAAATACGCAGGTGCTTATGTCAAGGAACCGATTCCAGGAAAGTATGATTGGGTGGTTAGTTTTGATCTCAATAGCTTGTACCCTCACCTTATCATGCAGTATAATATTTCCCCAGAAACGCTCATGGACAGAAAACACCCGTCCGTTACAGTGGATAGACTCCTCTCGCAGCAAGAGAAAATAGATGGGGATTATGCAGTTTGTGCCAATGGAGCACAATATAGGAAGGATGTGCGTGGGTTCCTTCCAGAGTTGATGGAGAAGATTTATAAAGATAGAACAATATACAAGAAGAAGATGCTTGCAGCAAAGCAGGAATATGAAAAGAAAAAAACAAAGACACTTGAAAAAGAAATCGCAAG